AGGGCCTGACTTTGTTAAGGTCATTCCATCGTTATTGTTGCCATAACCAGCGTTCTGCGCTGTTGTCCCGATTAGCAACCTGCCGCCGCTTGTGATGCGCATAGCTTCGGAGCCAGCCGTGTTGAAACTTAAATCTGTGTTAGTGCCAGCACCCGCATTTTGAATCGTTGCAAACCCATTACCAGCAACGTTTTGCAGCTTTAAAGGATTGCCAGCGTGTATTTCGACAGCCGTATCGACATAGGCAGTGCCGGAGAGGTACAGGTCTTTCCAACGTGATGATGAGTAGCCCAAGTCCAATCCTGCATCACTAATCGCAGTGCTGCCGTTAGTGGGAAAGACTGAACCAGTTCCTATTCCAATACCTTTACTTGCGTTACCTAAAGCAATGTTCGTGGCGCTTGAATAAACAATACTCCCCACAGTGGTGTTCTGTTTTCTAAGAACTACAAGCTGACCGTCGGTTGCATTGTTTTTGCCGATTTCAACAGGTGCGCGGTTAGATGTTGTAGCAAATTCAAAATGGCTGTCAGATGCAACAAAACCGCCGCCCGGCTGGTTATTATAGTTACTTACTGTATTCGCAACAGAATTTCCAAACGCCACGTCGCCGCCCGATGCGATGGACATACGTTCGGTATTATTAGTGCTAATAATTATGTTATGGTTTGTTACGGTTGCAAGGTTCATCCCTGCCGAATAAACCTGCATTTCTCCTGTAACACTATTTGTTGTGTCGTCCAGCCTTACAGACGCACCGCCACCCCTCTCAATGTCAATACCACCACCGGTTGCAGTTGCTGGCGAACTCGTCCCGATGCCCACGAGGCCAGCCGATGTGATACGCATCCGTTCTATGGCAGTGTTAACTGTTGTTCCAGATGAACCCGCAGGACTTGTAGAAAACGACATAAAGCTAGAGCCGGTTCCAGACCCATCACCAGATTTTAAAAGTAAGTTTGTTCCGGGTTGGTTTGTATAACCCGGACTAGATGACCCAGCGATAATGGCATTACCATTACCACCAAATGGGCCAGCAGAAATTAATCCAGCACTGTCGATGCGGAGGCGTTCTGTCAATGAACCTCCGGCTGGACGATTAGCAAACTGAATATCTGTTCCTACATTATCCGTAACAGCACCAAAGCGAATGTAGCCAACTGTGCTTACATCACTATTGTAAGCGTTAAAATCAGCACGACTTCCGCTAGTTTTAGAGGCAGATGCTTGCAGCGAAACTGCTGGTGATGACGCTTTTACTTGAAGTGGAACTACTGGCGAACTCGTCCCGATGCCCACGAGGCCAGCCGATGTGATGCGGAGGCGTTCACTACCGGCAGTGGTCATCGTAATTACGTCACTGCCAGCAAACGTAATGTTGGTGTTGGTGTCTGCATCACCGGCAATGCTGTCAATCTGAAGACTGCCTACGTTGGTAATGTTGTTATCACCAAAACTTACATTGCCGCCAAACTCTGACGTGCCAGTGACAGTCAGTTCGTCCGCCGTGTTAAACCGTGAGATGCCAGCACCGATATAGGGCATTAGGTTATCTCCATGATACTCAGTGCTGCATCAAGTTTGCCTGCAACACTACAGTCAATCTTCAGAACATCTGTTGTCTGCATGACGACTTTGTTTCCCGACAGAAGTTCAACTGTCGAACCGACTGGTATTGGGATGTCCTTGACCAACAACACGTTTGAATTTGTCTCTGTGTCAGACGTGTCGGATTCGAGTTTTACGCTGGCCGTTACCTGTGAGGTGTGGACGTTACACAACATCAGTCCGAGGATGACGGTGGTTGTGCCGCCGGGAACTGTGTAAATCGTCAGCGGCGTACCGGCGCTGGCTGGCATCGCATCGTTTGTTTTGACTTTAAATGTATTGGCCATGTCCTACCCCAACGCTATCGCCGCTGCCGTCACATCGTCGGGAGACGCGAAGTGCGAGGCACCTTGTGATTGTAAATTTGATGTGTGGACTACCTTTTCCGCTGGCAACGTGCAGAACACAGTCCTCGTTCCAGATGACCAATTGACCGCACTATCACTATTAGAAGACTGTAGAATGGTGGTTCTAGCCAGCGTCGTTCCCGATGCCGTATACGTTCCGATGCCGACTTCAAAATCTGTCCCATCTGTGCAGCAGTAAAAGGTTGTGTTGCCATTTCCCACCGAAGCAAAACTTTCAAACCCGCCAACGGCACCAGCGAGGGTGTAAGTACCAGTGCCTGTTGTCGTCGTTGTTTCTTTCACCCGGTCAGCAATAACCAGTGGCATGGTTACTTCAACTCAATTGTGAGGTTTTGCGCGTTGATGCGGAAGATGTCGCCAGACGCGACGGTCTTTGAAACATCTAAAGCGCCAATGAACAGCGCGTTCCCGCCAGATGATGCGTCGAAGATTGCAACGTGAGTGACCGTATAACTGGCGATACCGGATGACGCTGAATACTCAATGTTGTTCGTATTCTTACAGGTCTGCTGGTTTGCCGATGAGGACGTAAGGGTCCAGTTCGCAGCGGTAACCTGTTTGCGCGTGTAGTTGGCGTCCTGAGTAGAGGTGTTGACCTCTGTAATCGTCGGAGTGCCTGTCTCGCCAGTGCTGTCGTTGAAGTTGGATACAGCAGTTGCGAGGGCTACATATATACTGTCGCCCGGTGTTGAAAAACTTCCAGCGTTATTTTTGAAGATTAAGCTGAGTAGCTTGTTCTCCAGATAGGTGGTTGCGGCGTTAGTCGTTGCCATGATTTAACCCTCGTTACGTTGATAAAAATTGTCGATGGAGTTGCGGACCTGTTGTTCCTGTGTGATGTTCTGGACCGCGTTTTGATACATACCGAGATAACGCTCTTGCAGTGCGTAGTTGCGGTTGAAGGCTGCGGCCTCGACAAGAGAACCGTACAGGAGTGCATCACTGGCGTTATCGGTCAGCCAGTTAGTTGTGTTGGAGTTGGAAAGTGCCGGAAGTCTCCGGCGGTAGCTGAGTTCAACAGGAAAGTTTGTTGATGGAGTTGGCGCTACATACAAGGTGTCATCATCGAAATATGCGTAGTACCTTGGTGTTCCTGTCGATGTTCTATTCGGCCAATACTCCAACATAAACTCATCACTCCTTAACAAGAGAAGTGAACGAACATTGCTGTCGATAATGTGAAATCCTTCAAGCGAAACCATGTCGTCCGGCATCGTGATGAAGGGGTCACCAGATGTAAGTGACGACGTGGCCCTGCGCCTGAAAGCCGGTATTTTGAGTTCACGCGACAGCTTGAGTTCGGTGATGTCGATAAAGGTATCAATGGCAGCAGAAAACTCTGTGCCATCGTCTTCCATAAAGTCTTTGATGTTTTGAACAAGCGTTGAATAATTCATGGTGTGTTAGCCATCCCGCCCATGCCGCTATGGTTGTGGCAGTGGTAGTATAAAGTCGGCGCGCCACTCGCGACTGTGATTTGCGTATAAGCCCCTGCCTGACCGGGTGTACCCACCACCGTCACGCCTGTGGTGTAGTGAGAACCACCGCCATGTGTTCCGTTAGGAGTTGTGCTAAAGCGAAGGGGATGGCCACTATTTGAGGAGTCAGACTGGTCAAACTTGTAAGTGCTTCCCTCAGAAAGGCTGAGTGTTGGAGAGGCTCCAGAAAGTCCAGCGATATAATACTTGTTACCACTTCCATACGAGTTAGTTCCCGAAGCTACTGTGACTGTGTAAGTTGTGACGCTGCCGCCTGAAGAGACATCAGCCTGTGTCGTTTGTGTAAACAGGCTGACAAATGATAAGGCAGCAGTGCCTTCAATCACCGAACTGACTGACATTTCCGTTGTAGCGGTCAGCGTTGCAGAGGTTGTCGAATATTGATTTGAACCGGCTGTATGCGGATATCTCTGTCCAAAAGCGATGATGTTGCTTGCAGGCTCTATCCTGTCGGGTCTTGGGTCTCTCAACGCTTGCGCATCTACCACCCGCACTCGTCCAAGCTGAAGCTGTGGATGGTCTTTATCGAAGCAGGGTGGGCAGACACGCAGCCCATTAGGTCTACGGTTCTCAATCTCTGGCTTTATTCTATCGTAAGGAAACCGCTGACCGCACCGGTCACACAGGGCGAACGATTTCTTGCCAGAGGCGAACCGACCCATTAACTCATCCGAGACTTAAATACAGGCTTGCCGCCGTACTTCATGCCCATTGTTTTACCACCACGGGCCATACCCTTGGTCTTGCCGCCATAGGACATTTTCTTAGCTGCCTTCTTCTTGGCCTTCTTTGGTGCGGCCTTCTTCTTTGCAGCCGCCTTCTTAGTAGCCTTTTTGGCACTGCCACCCTTCTTCAGGAAGGCTGGTACTTCTTTGCCATCCTTCATTTTCATAGGCATCTTACCGGCACCGCCTCTTCTCATGCCCTTTGGCTTCTTCATGTTATGCTTCATTTTCTGACTCCGCGTAGAGATTGTTGAACACCCGTGAAGTGTCGTTGACATAATTTGGGTCTTGTTTTGAGTGATGG